TTCACCCACTGAGCCAACGACTGATCACCCACCCCCAACGTCTGCAACGTCGAAATAGGATTGGCATCCGGGAACATCCGTTCGTAATCTTCCTTCAGGATGTCCTCAGTGATAAAGCACCACTTGGCATCCGAGCCGCACGGATCCTGAATCGTCGGGTCCATATACACCGAGAAGGAATTGCGCACCCGGCCAATCTTGATGTCCTGGTCGAACGAATTCGAATCACAGTACTCAGTCAGCAACCGAATGTAGCCCTCACCATAAGCCACCTGATTCTCACAGGCCGTGTCATACGCCACATCAGCGTCAGAGATGTACTCGATATGACGCATCAGCCCGTCAAAGATGTCAGCAACTTCCGTATCAGCCTTGTCGTCAACCGGGATCACCTTGATCGCAGGACGATTCTGACGCTGATCGTTCGTGACCTGACGAACGTGCTGTGGAAGCTTATTGATCGTCAGGCAAGGCCGTGCATTGATCGTTTGACCCTGCACAGCCCCCCGAGTCGCCAAGACATCCGCCGGCCACTGCCAATGGTTGTCTGGCGACCCGGCGAAGAAGCGAAGATCGTCAATCTCATCTTCGCGGCTTTCTGAGTACGCGGAAATGGCCATATTAAGCCTAGCGCGAGCTGTAGCCAGCACGTCAGATTCTGACTTGCCGCCACGCTTGCCGCCATTGGCCACCGATCCCGCAGAACTCAAATCAGCCATTCAATACCCCAATCACGTCAGGCTCACGCATCATAAGGTACTCTTTACCATCATGCTTGACCTTCTGACCGGAATACTCACCAAACAGAACCCGGTCACCCACCACCAAATCCATCGGTACCAACGAGCCATCCTCCTTGCGAAGACCAGTCCCAACAGCAACCACCACACCACTGGACATCTTGCTCTCAGGCAAAATAATCAGCCCGCTAGACTTCTCAACGTCCTGCTCAATCAATACGCAATTGCTTAGTGGTTTAAGGTTCATTTTTTCTTGGGTGTAGTTGAAGCAGCTCGTTTCGTTGCGTACGCTATGGCAACCGCTTGTTTCACAGGCTTGCCGGCAGCAACCTCAGCCTTCACATTTTTGCGGAAGGCCTCAGGAGATTTAGACTTAACAAGTGGCATTATTTACCCTTTTTGGCAGTCTTGGCCGACTCTTTAAAAGCCTTGGCCGTTGGGGCGCCAGCACTACCGGGCTTTTTCATCTTTTCGCCAGAGCCAGCCGCAATACGCTCGCGCTTGGCATGAATGTTTGCATACAAACCAGGTTTGGTCGCCATCACGCCCCCATCCAAGAGTTAACCACGCCGCCAGCGCCATAACTCACGCGCCGCTCATTTTTGGGATTGTACTCCCAGCTAGCCACTCGTGGCGAGTCCGTGACTGTTCCCTTTCCGCATATTTTCAATAGCCGGTATTACTTGCAAATTGTACGGAGTGTGCAAACCAGATACGTTTTTGCCGCGCAAGGGGATCACATGATCTACATGCCAATCGATGCCCGTGATTTTTGCGCGTAACTTGGCTAATGCATATGCTTCGCCAATCATCCATTTTTCGTCTACAGACAGCCATTTTGGAGTACGCGAAAGCAGATCGGCTCGGCGTTTAGCCTTCAGCGCATTCATCAAATCGCGGTTGCGGCTTCTCCATTCCCGGCTAAATGCATTGCATTTTTCAGGGTTTTTTTTCCGCCAATCCCTACCAGTTTCAGCGCATCTTTCCTTGTTGGCAAGCCTCCACGCTTTGGTTGACTTGGCGTGAGTGTCTGAATACTTCTCTGAGTACGCTTTAATTTTCTCTGGGTTCTTCTCTCGCCACTTTGGCAAAAGCTCAGCACATTTCTTTGCATGGCAAACCACGCATGTCCAATTCGCAACCCACCTGTTGGCAATGTGACCTTGCTTGCAAGGATTGCCAGTGAAGTAAACAGACAAACCATTGGCTAGTGCTTCAGCGCGAGTCATGATCCCATCCAACCCGTGGAAGCAGAATTTCCACCGTAACTTTTTAAAGACCTTGACAATTCGCGTTGCTCGCGGTGAGCAACAGGAAATGCAAATGTGACACAAAGCGCATCTGCCGCATCAGGCGATGCTAGACCTCGGGCTTTCATCTCTTTTTTGCCTTCCAATTGTATTGTTCCCGTCGAATTCATCTTTTTTAGTGGGCCGGTTAAATCAGACTTGAGCCCACGGTCAACAGGCATTGACGCAGTTTTGAGCCACTCTTTCATTGTACCCCACATTTCAGCCCGTTTATTCAAATACATGATCGGGTTCTTAGCTTTCCAACCAAAATTTACCCCTCGAACTTTGTACTTTTGCTCGTTAAGCCGATCAAGAATTCCATATCCAAGCCCACCTTCGTCAATTACGGTAAGGACCGGCTTGTACTCCTCAATGGCATCGATGACGTGCCCCACAACAGCCATAGTGTCCTCACCTTTGTAGCGTTTGATTGCTACCAAATCACGACCCTGCCTCACCACAATCACAGTTGAATCCATCCCGCCGCGCGCAGGATCCACCCCAATCACCGTGGGGGCCGTTGGATCTTTGTACCTTGGCCGCTTGAACGCATCCTCAACCACAACAGGCGAAATAAACTGATCCTCACCCGCAGCCGGAAACTCCCCATACACCTCCACCCGCGCCTGGATCGAATCCTCACCGTACTCCTCAATGATCTGGTCATACACAGCCTTATCAGTACCCTCTACCGACCGCGCATCAATCACCTTCGTGTTCCAAAAGTCCCTCTTGGACCCAAAACACTCGAAAAAGTACCCAACATTGCGTCGCGGATTCGAAAAAGCCAACCAAAAGCGATTCGGCGTGTTTTCAGTGAAAAAACCCGTCGCCACCGACCAAATAGCATCGTCAATGCCCGATGCCTCGTCAAAAATCACCATCACACCGTCAAAGTTGTGAACCCCCGCGTACGCATCCGGGTTCTCAGCACTCCACAACCGACCCTCAATCCCCCAATACCTCGTACCCTTCTTCAAATCCTTCTCAACCAACTCCGTCAACCACTTCGCCGGCAAAACCCGCGTCGCACTGATCTCAAACCAGTGACTGTTGATCCCCATCGCCAACCATTTCGTGATTTCCGCCCAAGTCACCGACCTCAGCTGAGGCTCACTGTTCGCAGAAATGATCGTCGTAGACCCAATCCGCGTTGACAACATCCATATCACCACCCACGACACCAACGCCGACTTGCCAATCCCACGCCCAGAACTCACCGCCTCACGCAAAACCTTATATCCAATCTCATCCTCGCTCTGATGAGGCAACTTCGCATCCCTGAGAGCCTTGTTAGCCCGGATGTGATCCCTCAAATCATTCAACACCTCCCTCTGCCACTTCCTCGGCCCACGAAACCGCTCCAGCGGAGTCCCAGCCTCACCCCACGGAAACACATACATCACAAAAGCCAACGGGTCATCCTTGATCCGGTCACTCCAGACCAATGACATTAGCTCCTGCTCTTCTTGGGGCTTGTAGATGGGGGTTTGCATAGTTAATGAAGGGGTGTGGGAATGTGGGGGTAGTCTATAGAAAAAATAAAAATTTTGCGTGGGTCCTTCCCCCAGCTTGACCGGCCGTGCAGGGCCCTACCCCCCCCCTCGATTTTTTCTTAGCTGCCTATGGCTAGGCGGGCATGAGCGCTGAATACGTAGGTAGTAACTCGTAGGCTTGTTAAGAACCTCACATCCTAGTGTTTCCCCTAGTGTCCAGACACTAGAACCGTGATACATTTACATCACTGCGCGACATGACTAACAGACAGCGCAGCAACCTAACAGGAGATACACAATGCAAGCAACCCGCCACTCACAGACCACAGGGATTTTTTACCAGCACCTTCGCGGCATCGGCTGGCAACACCTCGACACGAACGATGGCAAGCCTAGGCAAGTTGGCCCTTGGTACAAAACACAAGCTGAACTGCTGGCCGATCATGCCGACTATCTTCAGCGCGCCGGCTGGATTCGCACGGCCTAATTATCCCAGGGGCTCCGGCCCCAGCAACTAACCAGGAGATAGAGACATGCGCACCAAACAACTCACCAAGAAGATTCGTTACGCAATTGATGCTGA